TCACTCCTTGACTCTGATACTATAGAACCAGACGGCCTCATTATGGTGGCCCTGAAACTGACTTCCTTACCGACAATCACAGGTGGTTCCCTGTTCGTTCATACCGTTGACGTTCACTATCAGTCAACAAACGTAGGAACGAAACAGAAGTCTCCAAACTTCTATTCATGAAATTATCTGCCATGAAATTATCTGCCATGCTCCCGTCATACAAAGACCCCTACCTCCAGCCGACTATCAATTCCATACTAGAGAACTCCGGCCTCGGTGACGACATCGAGGTTATTGTTGTGCTAGACGGGTTCTGGGCAGAAGTGGTACATGATCCCCGTGTACGCGTCCTCCACCTTGGAAGGAACCGTGGTATGCGCGATGCTATCAATGCCGGGGTGTCAATTGCGCGGGGAGACTTCCTCATGCGGGCCGACACACACTGTATGTTCGCTCCGGGGTTTGCCAAGGAGATGACTGATACGTGTAAAGAAAATGAAATCATGACGGCTGTGCGGTATTTCCTCGACCCGGTGAAGTGGGAACGGATGGACCTTAGACCGTATGTATACGAGAAACTAAAAATCACAGAGGACGGCAGAAAGTTTGAAGGGAGGCGGTGGGGAGAGCGTGAGCGTGAGCGCAAAGATTTCACCGTGGATGAAACCATGGCCATGCAGGGTTCCTTTTGGATAATGCCACACCAGTGGTGGAAAAATGTCATTGGGGAACTCCAAACGGAGGGCTATGGCCCCCTGATTCAGGACTCACATGAGATGGTATTCAAAACGTGGAAGGCCGGGGGACGGCTTATGGTGAACAAGAATACGTGGTTCGCACACAAGCACGTCTCCTTCCCCAGGACGCATAACCAAGGAACACCAGAGAACCCAGCCCAGAATGAGAAGGGCTACAAGTACTGTGTTGATACTTGGAAAGATTATTACTATAACGAAATCGTACCACTATGGAACCTGTGACGCCTTTATGTGAACTCGCTGTTAAGTACGGAACGGACAAATGGGGTAAGCACACCTACACCCCCATCTACTACAATCTCCTCAAGGATAAGAACATCAAGCGCGTGCTTGAGATAGGTGTGTTCAAAGGCGGAAGTCTCCGGATGTGGCGCGACTTCTTCCCACAGGCGATGGTGTTTGGCATTGATAACAATCATAACTTCTTGTTTGAAGAAGAACAAATACAAACCATCTACGCAGACCAGAGTAAAGAAGAAGACCTTCAGCACGTTGTCGATACCATTGGTGGAAACTTTGACCTTGTGGTTGACGATGGCTCACACTACTCAGGTCAACAGATAGGGACTGCCAACTTCTTTAAAAAGCATCTTGCTCCTGGAGGCATCCTCATCATCGAGGACGTGAAGTATCCTAATCGCGTATCTCGAAACACAGGCGGGAAGGTTGTCGAATGTCCACCGGCAGAAGGTATCTTCCGCAGATACAATGACAATAGATTAGTGATACTCACCAATGAACAATGATTTAACCATCATCGTTTTAACTTCAAACAAACTCCCCGATAAGTGGGCAGCGTACCACCGGGAGGTTGTTACCAGTGCGGCTCAGGGTGCCGACTTCATCTCCATTTCAAACAAACCAATGGACTGGGGAGTGAACCTCATACAGGATGGCTATGGCATCAACAACCTTTTCAAGCAAATACTACGTGGCGCGAAGGAGGCAAAGACTAAGTACGTCGCTACCGTTGAGGACGATACACTCTACTCCAAAGAGCACTTCAGGATTCGCCCCCCAGAAGGAAAGGTGGGGTTTGATAATGCCAAGTGGTCTCTCCACACGTGGGGGAAGCCAACCTACTACCTCCGTCAGAGGACAACGAACTCCATGATGATTGCTGAGCGCGACATGGTGGTCCGCATTCTTGAAGACCGTTTTGCAAAAGACCCTGACTCAGTTCGTGGAGAAGTGGGGAAGCACTTGCGTGAAGATGTTATCTTCCACCTGTGGGCAGAGGTGCCCAACGTCCAACTGCACCACAAGTACGGACTCGATGTCGCTGCACAACACAAAACGAAGGCACTCAGTCCGATTCAGGCGTACGACATTCCCTACTGGGGAACCGCAGAGAGCATCGTGAGTAAATTTGTATAGCATGATTTCTATTATTATTGCGTCGAGAAAAGACCCACATCTTCAACAGACCGTTGACGACATCAAGAAGAACGCTCGTGGTGACTACGAGATTATCGTGGTGAACGATGACGACGGGAAACTCGGCCTCCGCGCTGCCGTGAACAAGGGGGTGGCACAGTCCAAGGGAGAATACATCATGAAGACCGACTCCCACTGTATGTTTGATGAAGGGTTCGATGTGAAGCTTCTCCCCATTGAAGACAACTGGGTAGTCTCCCCTATCCGCTACCGACTCGATGTCGACACATGGGAGATAAGCAAAGACGACCCGCGTCCCATTATTTACGAGCGCCTGGTGACTGACGTGCCAGGGAAGTTGGGTGGTGTGGAGTGGCGTTCTCGCAAGCATGGAAGAGAAGACATCCTTGTCGATGAGAACATGATATTCCAGGGGTCGTGTTGGCTCATGTCACGGAAACACTGGGATTGGCTCGGTGGACTCCACGAAGAAGGCTACGGCACCTTCGCTAACGAACCCATCGAGATAGCATTGAAGACGTGGCTCGGGGGCGGGAAGGTGATGGTGAACAAGAAGACGTGGTACGCCCACAAACATCGCAAGTATGGGAGAACCTATGGTGCATTTCGAAACAACGAAATCCAGAACGGTAACGCCTATTCACGAGATTACTGGCTCAATAACAAGTGGCCGGAACGTATCCACGATTTTGATTGGCTCATGAAACGATTTGGACTATGAAAGGAATCATCTACTACACCTCAAACAGAATAAAGTCCGAGATAAAAGAGGGATGCTGGAAGCAGTTACAGAAAGCTAACCTACCCATCACGGTAAACAACACACCGCTCCCGAAGATTGGAGCGCTCTCCATGTTCCACCAGATACTCGACTGCCTTGAACGCGCTCCCGAAAAGTACGTCTTCTTCTGCGAGCACGATGTCCTCTACCACGAGTCACACTTTGACTTCACCCCGCCAACTGACGACACCTTCTACTACAACACGAACGTCTGGCGGTGGGACTACTACTCACTGAGGGCGGTGACGTACGACCACCTTGCCTCCCTTTCAGGACTCTGCGTGAACCGAGAACTTGCCAGAGAGTTCTACAAAAAGCGCCTTGAGATTATTTATAGCCTCGGGCTTGACCAGCTTCCGACGTTTGGGAATCCAGTGTGGGCACGAGAGATGGGCTACGAACCAGGGAAGAACACGAAGTACAAGGAGGTAGCGAAGCGAGACGAGTGGCGCTCAGAGTTTGCTAATATTGACATCCGGCACACCCGAGCGATGACCGCACCGAAGATGGAATACGCCGACTTCGTTGCGAAACCGATTGGGTGGAAGGAGGTATCAGTTAATAACATCCCTGGCTGGGATAACGTAAAATCATTAGTATGCAGTTAAGCATTTTAATACCAAGTAGAAATGAGATGTTCCTTGCTCGTACGATTCAGGACATCCTCGAACACATTGAAGCAGATACCGAAATCATTGCGGTCCTCGACGGGGCGTGGGCAGACCCAGCCGTCCCACAACATGAGCGGGTGAATGTCGTCTACCTCCCTGAGAGTATCGGCCAACGCGCTGCAACAGACCTTGCCGCCCGCCTTGCGAGAGGAAAGTACGTTGCCAAGGTAGACGCCCACTGCTCCTTTGACCAAGGCTTTGATAGGAAGATGATTGAGTTCATGAAGAAGCACGGTGACGATGTGACGGCGGTCCCCATTATGCGCAACCTGTGGGCCTTTGACTGGAAGTGCTACCACTGTGGGTGGAAGCGTTACCAGAGTCCAACTCCTGCCGCATGTGAACAGTGCGGAAAGTCTGACAGACTTAAACGAAAGATAACGTGGATAGGCAAGGAACGTCCTCAGTCATGGTCATACTGCTTTGATGCTGAGCCACATTTCCAATACTTTGAGGAGTACAAGAAACGTCCGGGTGTGCGCGATACTGCGAGGACAGAGGGGTGGTCAGAAACCATGAGTCTCCAGGGTTCATTCTTCATGGCAACAAAAGAGAAGTACTGGGAACTGTGCATGGGTGGGGACTTCGGATCGTGGGGGAACCAAGGCTTGCAGATAGCGTGTGCCACGTGGCTCTCAGGAGGCCGTGTATTGGTAAACCACGATACGTGGTATGCCCACATGTTCAGAACGCAAGGAGGAGACTTCTCATTCCCATATGAGAATCCTGGCAAGAAAGTACAGGAAACAAAGAACAAAGTGAAAGATACACTGTGGTCAGGAACCTACCCTGGACAGAAACTCCCCGTATCATGGCTTGTGGAAAAGTTTTGGCCAGTGCCCGGGTGGACAGAAGAACAACTCAATGACCTAAAGAACAAGGAGAAAATGGTAAAATAGAATAGAAGTATTATAAGTTTATCTATAGATATATGTTGACAATAAAATATATGGGTGGTGTCGTGGTTCTTGCCACTTTGGTGTTCACGACATTTGCCCTCACTACACACGCGGGAAAGAACGTAAGTTCCTCAAACCAGTTGGGGTGTACACCCTATCTTAGTACCACCACAGTCGGCGAGACGGTAACGGTATACCAATCGGGCCGGAATATTCCAAACAGTCAATCAAACCAAATTACTTGGGCAGTTCCCGTTGGTGGTTCTCCATCGACAGGTGTTGGTAAAACATTCTCAACCACCTTCACCGAGACTGGCTTCCTCGTAATTCACATGTACTACAAGGGTGAGTTCACCGGCGTCTGTGCGTTTGAGGTTCAATAATTCCTAAACAACAAGTATTTTTGAAGCATGGCAACAGCGTATGTCCAACAACTTGGGACGAGTCAAAGCAAGACAGCCGGGACAAGCCTGGTCATTTCGCCTTCCAGTAAAAGTGTTACTTCGGGTAATACTGTTTTTGTCGCCTTTGCTTCTGATGATGGGGGCAGTGCGTATTCAGTATCAGACAATCTTGGCAATACATATACAAAAGTCCAAGAGAATCTTTTTGCGTCTAATGCACTGGCGCAAATATGGAAGGCGCCAGTAACTTCCGCTGGTTCAATAACCAGCATCACAATAAGTTGGACAACCAACGTGACAGCCAAATCTGCTGTGGCGGCAGAGTTTTCGGGCGTTGGTACACAAAGACTCGTCAGTGGAACAACCGGAACATCCAATACGCCCACGAGCATAAGTTCCAATACATTTTTCACTGGTGAGTTGTGGCTTGGTTGTGTTGCAATAGAAGTAGACGACTCTGATGTGGACATGACGGCCTCCGTGACCGGCACACCCGCACAAACGGCAGTTGAGATTGGTGAAATTGGCACCACGGGTGGAGGAACGGCGTCAAACATGACGTGCCATTTCACCTATGTGCTTATTTCATCAAACTCCACCGTCAATGGTACGCTGGGTGCTACCCACGGCCTCACTGCAAGGGATTGGGCCTCTGCGGGTGTTATATATAATGCCCCCACCGCTGGAAGCGCCTCTTTTTCCCCTTCACTTTCGCCGTCCATTTCACCATCAATCTCTCCGTCATCAAGTCCCTCACAGTCACCCAGTGCATCATTCAGTCCATCAAAAAGTCCCTCAATCTCACCGAGTAGTTCTCCTTCACAATCTCCGTCTGCAAGCCTCTCACCTTCACTCTCACCATCGAGCAGTCCTTCTCAGTCGCCATCGGCAAGTCTATCTCCAAGTCTCTCACCCTCATCCTCGCCAAGTCAGAGTCCAAGTGCCTCATTCTCGCCCAGCATTTCGCCGTCCTCGTCACCCAGCCAATCCCCCTCAGCATCACTTTCGCCATCTCTTTCCCCGAGTCTGTCTCCAAGCATTAGCCCATCATCAAGTCCCTCTCAGTCTCCCAGTGCGTCTTTTTCACCCTCCCTATCACCATCAAGTTCACCGAGCCAAAGTCCTAGTGCTTCTTTTTCTCCAAGCGCATCTCCAAGCAGTAGTCCATCGCAATCTCCATCCGCATCCCTGTCACCCAGTCTCTCACCTAGTTTGTCACCAAGCCTGAGTCCATCGTCTAGCCCATCACAATCTCCAAGCGCTTCGTTTAGCCCCAGCATCTCGCCGTCATCAAGCCCATCGCAAAGTCCCTCGGCCTCATTCTCGCCATCTGCATCCCCCAGTTCTTCACCCTCTCAGTCTCCTAGCGCCTCGTTCAGTCCAAGCCTCAGCCCCTCAATAAGCCCATCAAGTAGTCCAAGCCAGTCTCCGAGCGCTAGTATTTCGCCGTCCATCAGCCCATCGTCTAGCCCAAGTGCAGGATCAAGCACCTCCCCGTCCCTCTCTCCAAGCCTTTCTCCGAGCCTTTCACCTTCGCTATCGCCCAGTAGTTCACCCTCACAAAGTCCATCCGCTTCGTTCAGTCCGTCAATAAGTCCCAGTTCCTCACCATCTCAAAGCCCGAGCGCAAGTTTCTCTCCTTCAGTAAGTCCGTCATCGAGTCCGAGTCAATCGCCTTCGGCATCTCTTTCCCCGAGTCTCTCACCGTCATTGTCTCCCTCGTTGTCTCCGAGCCTCAGTCCCTCCTCCAGTCCATCGCAATCGCCATCCGCTTCGTTCTCACCGAGCGTGTCCCCTTCGCTGTCTGCATCACAGAGTCCATCGTCAAGTGCTTCCCCAAGTCTTTCTCCCTCGATTTCTCCCTCCCTCAGTCCGTCATTGTCGCCAAGTTCCAGCCCCTCCCAGAGTCCGTCTTCCTCAATAAGTCCATCTGCAAGTCCGTCAACGGCGCCAACCTCGACTATGTACGTTTACTCAGGCGGATCGTGGGTAGAGGTTACGTCCGTCAATGTCTATGTGCCGTAAATGATATAATTAGAGCATGACGTTACTACAACTTCTGCAAGGAAAGACTCCACTCGAAAGGGCAAAAATACTCCACCGCATTGTTGAGCGATTGCGGGTGCGCCACAACAACATGGGTGACCAATACCGTGCTGGCCAAATAACCGAAGAACAGTGGAGACTCTTTCTCCAGGTGTGGGAAGGGAGGATGCAGAGAGTGTATGCACTTCTCAATGCTGTCCGGGATAATCAGGGGTGGCTCGATGAAGCAAGTCAAGCAACAAATCGTCAAATAAAGACTGACGGGAAGGTGTTTACCACCTATGATGCAGACATAGATATTGAAACCGTATAATGGCTTACGTTGACTTTACATCCCCCGCGTGGACGGAAACCGACCCAACTTCAAAGATAACCGTTACCGCGAACAAGATAGACGTTGCTGCAATTCCCGAAGAGGATGTGGCGCGTGTCTACTACGACTACGGTTCGGCACACTTCGCTGGCGACTTTGAGCATCTCTGCGAGATGTATATGAACTCCTCGACCACCGATGGTGTGGGGGCGGTGTTCTGGGGAATGTACAATACAACCACTGCGACACTCGCGGCGCCGGGAAACGATGCGATTGATGTTCGTTCATACGACGAACCTGGCCACGTTATGTACCTCCGTGAACGTGATGGTGGTTCGGGGTACAACGATTCTTCGGTTGGCCTTTCACTCTCAACACTCTACTACCTCAGAATAAAGAGAGACGAGGCTGTGGGAACCTATGGTACAGCATACGTCTATATCTACTCTGATTCTGGTAGAACCACACTCGTTGACACTCTCAGCATTGCCCTCCACACATCAAAGAAGGACTACCAATACCTCTACGGATTTGCGAACTATGGAACCGCCGCCGGCTCGTACACCATTACGATGTACATGCAGAACCTCGACATACAGGAGGCTGTTGGCTCTACAAGCCCCTCTGCCAGTCCCTCACAATCTCCTTCTGCATCACTCAGTCCATCTCTTTCTCCCAGCATCTCCCCATCCCAATCTCCAAGCGCCTCACTTAGCCCGTCACTCTCGCCCTCCCAAAGCCCCTCACTGTCCCCATCTCTTTCGCCAAGCCAGTCCCCTTCTGCTTCACTCTCCCCCTCACTTAGTCCGTCCGCCTCACCTTCGCAAAGCCCCTCAGCATCATTTTCACCCTCACTTTCACCAAGTGCATCTCCGTCAGCGTCACCAAGCGCAAGTCTTTCACCGTCTGCAAGCGCATCACTGAGTCCATCACTAAGCCCCTCACTCAGCCCATCAAGTAGCCCCTCTCAATCGCCGTCCGCATCACTATCTCCATCGCCCTCTCCGTCGGCGTCACCATCTCAGTCCCCAAGTGCCAGTTTGTCCCCGTCAACTTCGGCATCACTTTCTCCATCAATAAGCCCATCGCAAAGCCCTTCGGCTTCATTGAGTCCTTCCATCAGTCCGTCCGCAAGCCCGTCACTGTCTGCAAGTTTATCTCCAAGCACAAGCCCATCTTCATCACCTAGTCAATCGCCAAGCGCATCCCTGTCACCCAGTTCTTCGCCCTCACTCAGCCCAAGCCTTTCCCCGTCACTGTCACCATCTTCCTCACCGTCATCAAGTCCAAGCCAATCACCATCAGCATCACTCTCACCATCCCCCTCCCCTTCTGCTTCCCCCTCAATGGCAAATCCGTGGACGTATGAATCGAAGAACACAACCACATGGACTGAGGACTCAAAGAACTCAACCACGTGGGTATTTATAGACAAATCATAGTATGAACGAACTTCGCTACTCCAACAGAGAACTCACCCTCATGTTTGATGGACTCCACGAAAAGATGGATGAGATGCTCTTGAAGCAGGACTACACCAACGGCAGAGTGAGGAAACTGTATACCTACCTGACCATTGTTGCCTCTGCCACCGTCACTCTCCTTTTTACCAACGGGAGTGAATTACTAGCACTTATCAAACTCATAATATGAGAGCGCCCATAGACAACTTTGACGCACGGGACTACCCAAAAGGAAGTGTCTCGCAGTTCTTCGGTGAGAACCCCAGTTTGTACAAATTGTACATTCCCGGCCTCCAAGGACACAACGGTATCGACATCGTGGCATACAAGGGGTGTCCACTTGTAGCCGTAGAAGATGGAGAAATCATCAGTGTGAAGTCTGACCCCAAGGGGTTCGGTAAGCATGTGCGTCTACTCTCCGAGGACAGAGAGTGGATATACGCGCACTGTGACGAAATCTTTGTGAAAAACGGACAGAAGGTAAAAGAGGGGGATGTTGTTGCAACCATGGGGAATACGGGGTTTGTCGTGTCTCAGAAGATTGCTGTGCAGTGGTGGGGGAACGCACCGGATGATGAAGGAACCCACTGTCACTTCGGACTCAGGGTGGTGAAACGAAGTCCGGGCGGTTGGTCATACTACAAGGGTGGACCAAAGATTGAGATACAGAACTATGACAACGGATTCAAGGGGGCAATTGACCCACTCCCCTTCATACAGTTACCGGCCCTGAAAAGGTTGGTGAGTTTATTACAAGAATTAGTAAAACTTAAAAAATGAACGAACTCGTTTCAATTCTTAAAAGTCGCACTGTGTGGGCGGTCCTTGTTGGACTCATGCTCACGACACTCCAACTTTCGGAGGGCATCATGTCACCAGACTTGTTTCTTCTCTGTCAGTCTATCCTCGGCGCGCTCGCAATTTACTTCCGCGTGAACCCACGCCAGGAATACTAAATGCTTGTATTTTTCTGGTGGCTTACCGCGATCCCGTTCATGCTCTGCTGTGTCGTTTACGACTGGTGGTGTAGTTTGCATGGACGGGGGAAGGTTGACCAAATAAGAGAACACTACAAACGAAAATAGTTGTCCACATGCACCCCTCCACACGGGGTGCTTTTGTTATAATATAACCTAGGTGGGAGATAGGAGTGAGGGGGAGGTTGGGGGACTAAAGAAGGTTGACTAACACCCCAATTAGTCAGGACACCGCAACGTCAATCTTGAGCGCGTCCGTTACACGAAATCTTCTCGTAGACTGCCCCCTCACTCCTGTCTCCCATCAGTTCATGGACTCACACTCCATGAATTACGCACAATCTGTGGAGTGACAATCCACAAAATTAAAAGATAAGCCCAGTGCTTATAAAAAGTAAAACTATGAAGTACATAATCGCAAGTGCGATTGTACTCGGAGTAATACTTGGAGGTATGGCCTTCTTCCCGTCAACTGAGGTATATGAAGCCCCAGCAATCGAAGAAGAAGAAGTACCAAGCATCCCTGAACCGGTCGAGGAGGACTGGACTCAGGACAAAATAATAGCCCTTATCAAAGAGACATGGCCGGAAGACTTTGATAGGGCAATCGCAATAGCGAAGTGTGAATCAGGGCTACGACCTGATGCGGTGGGTCCCACACAGGACGGCGGGATATTTCAAATCCACATTCCCTCACATGGCAAGCGCCTAGAGGAACTTGGTCTCGACATTTGGAACCCCGAAGACAATGTGAAGTTCGCACGGATGCTATATGACGAGCGCGGGTGGCAACCCTGGGTTTGCCATACCAAACAATTAGCGTATAAATAGAGAGAACCCCCGTGAGCATGACGGGGGTTTTCTATTCTTCTTTCTCGTTACAATCACCACAAATAATTCCACCAGGATCAGAGTATTGAGCATGGAGCGTTATGTCATTCCCGCATTTCGCACAGTAGATATACAACTCGTTTAGTTCGTCGTCCATATCATATATTGTACCAAAAGGAAAGCCCCCATTTCTGAGGGCTGTGCATAATCACGTTGATGTCTTGTCCAACCAGATGGGAGACACCAGCGTCTTTGTTCCGCCGTTGTGACGATGGAAAACAAAGAAAACCTGCCGTGGTTGCTCAAAATCCGCCTTGATGAACTCGGCAAAACTGTTATACCCTATCAGGCTACCGTTCACAATCAGGTCTTCCATGACCACCATTTGATGGAAATGCCCAAGGATGGTCACGTCAGCCCAGCGCCTTTTATTGAGTTGCGCGATTGCGCGCCGTAGGGGGATGGTTATCCCACCGCTTCCTCCCGCAAAGCGGACAGAATGGCCGTGCATCGTCCGAATGGTCTTGTCGAACACGCGGGTATAGTGCGTCATGCCTTCGGGGATAATGAACGTGCAGCGTGGCTCGTCCTCGAACATCTCCGCAAGGTTTCGGTACATATACCGCTCAAGGCTGTTTGAACCCTCGGTGGAGGGGTGGACCTTTTGGGTCATCCTGCCGTGGTTTCCCGTGTGGCAGATGAAGACCAGTTTCAGGTCGCTGTTCTTGAGGAGGAACTTGATGCCCGAGGCAAGGAGAGACTTCGCAAACCAGAGCGCATCACCCGGCTGAAGAAGGTTGTTCTCCAGGTTCTCCTCCCGAAGTGAGTTCGTGATGAAGTCACCGAGGAGGGGAATATAGAGAGTGTCTATCTCCGAGTGTTGCCGCGCAAGGTTCGTGAGAAAGAGGCCATTTGCAAAGAACCGCTTGGCGCGTTCCTCGGCTATCACCAGATTGAACTCGTTATCGAGGTTGTGCGACTTCTTCACCTCCTCCTCAACGTGCCAGTCTGACGCAACCATGAAGGCTACCGCCTGTGCCTTGTTTGCAGGTATCGGCTTGATGGGGACGGTCTTCGCTGGTTTTTTCAGCGTGAACACCGCATCGAGCGTCTTCTGCGTCTTGGCAAGTTCCTCTTGGAGTGCCCTATACTTCTTGTCTTGCTCCTTGTGTTTGTTGGTGGTCGCCCGAAGTTGGCTCTCAAGCCGCGCTTCGGCACTCAATTGCTTCGCCGTCTTGCGAGCCATGATGCTCTCCTTTGTAAAATAACTTTTGGGTCCGCCCTTTTCCTTACGAACAAGGGGGTCCAGTCCTGCTCTGTAAATTCTACCACGTACAACATCACGCGATGCACCGTACTTGTGCATAAGTTCCGTGTACGTGTACCGGTTTGGGTGATTGCGGACGTCCTGTATTAAATTGTCCATTTTGCCGTACTGATTGGCCACCGAGGGAATCGAACCCACGCAAGGGGTCCCTGAAAAAATGGGGGTCTGTTTCTCGTAGTTCGTAAAAAGTATCAGGGAGGAGCAAGTACCAACTGTGGCCTTCCAACATTATAGCACTTGCTTGCTGTCAATTTTTGTGCCCTGTGGATAAGGTGTCCCCGTGTCTAAACTTCTTACAAATGCTGTCGCACCAAATGCTAGGACGCCTAACAACAGTTTTTGTCCCGTAGTCATATTCGTATGTCTTGAGATATGGGTGTAGTTCCATACCACAGGTTCTACATCGTTTGATGCCGACGTGTTGCACGATCCTTGGCTTCCTGTGTCGCTTGCGGTTTGCCCTGGCAAGTCTCATGCCATTCTCGTAGGCTGCCCGTTCTTTCTGTTTTTTAAGTGAAATGCCAAGCCGTTTCATATGTTGATAATATAAGAACAACACCCCTCTTGTGAAGGGGTGTCATGGGGAGAAGTCAGGTGTCACGCTTTCCGCGCCACCAGACCAGTTCAGTTTCGCCATTTTCGAGATTTCCTTTGAAGACGTAGAGGGCACCTTCGATGTCCACAACAACAAGCCACAGGTGCTTGTCGTCTTGGGGCGATGCAAACGCAAAGCACTTCATCGGCGTACCGTCTTTGTGCATCGTGTTGCCCTTCACAGAGCACAGGCCCTCGGCGACCGGAGCCTTGTCCTTGAGAATGGCCACGAGTTCATCCCTGGGCGACGCAAACGCAGCAGACGCCCACAGCAACAGTGCAACAAGAATGAGTGTCCATAGTGCCTTATTCATCGTACTCTCCTATGTGTGAATCGTTACGGGGGAACATGCGTTCGTACGCAAAGAGGCAGACCGAGGAACAGTACCACCGACCATACTGGTCAGTGAGTCCCCACCACTCTGCATCGAAGCGCTTTTGGCACATCTGACAAACGGGAGACCACATTGGTTTCATTGTCACCTCATCGTGATGATTTCCGCATTCTTGATGAAGTCCACATAGCCACGACGTTTGAAGTACGTGTCCATGCAGTCCGGGTGGCAGAAGCGAACAATGCGGACTTTCGCCCCAGCACCCCTGTTCACAAACCGAACCTTGTCGAGCACCTCAAGGTACTCGCACCCAGTCTCGGGATGAACGTACCCGTTACACGTGACACAGTTCATGCGTTTCCTCCTCGGACGTTTGAGAGTAAACAGCGAATGGAACAAAACCAGTAGTACACGAGGTGTGCTTCCCCTTGGTCATTTTCCGTGACCGCCTGGAAGGTATACCCCGCTTCGTAGAGGTTCTGCTTTGGGCAGACACAACACGTGAGGCGTTTACCCCAATGCTTCCTGTCCACCTCCATCGGGTTCAGGTCTTTCCTTTCCATACGACCTCCGACGTGCGTGAGTGGTTTCACAACTGCGAGAGCACGTATCACCCTCTTCCCAGCGTCCATACGGGTGCTCCTTGGTCTTCCCACAGACGATGCAGACAATGGGACGGCACCAGTGCTCAGTATAGTTTGGTGAGGATTTGGATGAGTTCGGCATACTCCCTGACGGACTTGATGTGGTGTGATGCCGAATCGCGGTGCCTTTCATACGTGTACCTCAGATGGGATTGGAGTGAGTCGTAGGTCAGTCGAATGCCGCGCTCAATGAGTTTGGCTCGCTCCTTTTTCGTCATGTTGGCCTCCCATGGTGTAGATTAAAACTGCATACGTGAAGCCATCAGAGGTTATGTAGATGGCATACGGGTCATGGGGCGTATTCTTCTTGGGTGGATAACTCTCCACCTTTGCAAGTTTCGCCCAACCAAGCCGCACCAGTTCGGCCACGATGTCGTCTCTATTCATACGTTTCTCCTATCTCAATGTCAAAGAACGCCTGAATACAATTATACTATGCACGGGCGTTCTCTTTTTTGACATATACACATCCTACGAGGTGCCCGTTCTTCTTCACCGGATAGACCACAAAGCGACAGCAGCAGTCTGGTTCTTTGGGTTTATAGACTGGGGACATCAGAGAATGAAATCACCGTGAGTAAATATAACGTCGCACTTATTACATGAGATTCCATGATTTTCAACACACTCGACACAATCCTTTACTGGGTGTCCGAAGAAGGCATGGATGATTCGGTAAATGTATTTCATACTTCCTCTTTGTTGTTACTCTGGAGGGTGAGGATTGCTAATACTGCGTCACGGAGAATGAACGATTGGTTGTCTGGCGTGACTCCGATAGGTAATTCTTCAAGACTTGCTCGTAACTTCTCCCGTTCTTTCTCTAGGAGGGAGGTAACGAACGAAACAAGCCTTTTGGCACCCTTTTCATCTGTTGGCCCCTCTGGGTCCCATGCACAACCTACTCCTAATTCAATTAGTGCTTCCTTTTCTTCAGTGTTCATACTCTTACTTCTTATCTTGTAATGCTCACATGAGTCCATTTGTGACTAACCACTGGAGGTACGGTTCACCAGGGAATGAAAGTCTCATATTCACCTGCCCCTTCCTACCGTACAGCACATACGCATCGTTCCCAATGCGTGCATTATTCCGCTTGATGTTCTTTCTCTCGCTCATAGAATATTTTGGTTATGTATGCTTGTAATGATACTTGCGCTCTCTTTGCTTCTTGGACCAAGGATCGCCGGAGCGCCTTCGGAATCCTTGTGGTTATCTTTATCAGTTCCATATGCCAGCATCATACAGGCACACCACGATTATAGCAATACAGAGTTATACACAGGTGGGGGTAGACACCATTTGCATTTGCCAGCAAAGGGTGTATAGTGTGAGTATATTAGTAGATAAGGAAACGTAACATGAGTTACACAACACAAGACGCACGGGCAGAATGGAGTGGCTTCATAGATGAAGTCCTCAAAACTCGTGACGTAGAAGCAGCATTTCAAATTCGAGACGAGTTCGCTCGAATGGGAGATGAAGAACAAGCAGAATGGTGGGACGCTCAGGCCCGCCGTTGGGAGAATGAAGACTGGGCACATGATAGGAATAATGACAATCGCGTATGATTGCCTACGAACTCCTCGCAAGGTGTCGTCACCTTACACTTGCCGGGCAGGATGAAGATGGTGAACTAGAATGGATGGGGACACAAGAACACTGGAGAGAAGTTGAGAAGGAGATAGCAGAGAACGAATCATGTTGATTTCACCAATCGAGAATGATGGCGACCTCACCCATAGGGAATGGGTCGCCATTAGGAACAAGATGCTTGTCACGGGAGAATGTGACCCGAATGAGGAGCATCGGTTGAGTGAACGACAGAAGTGGTGGGTGAACCAAACAAAACTCGCGCTCCGAGCGTGCACTGCACCAGACCCAATAATAGAATAACGCATCATAATATGCTTACCGCACCAAAACCAGAGACTACATTTGAACTTTGTCCCTCAGGAACGCACCTCGCACGCCTCTACAAGATAATCAACCTCGGCACCCATGATGGTGAGTGGCAGGGTCGACCAAAGGTATCAAGCCTTGTCCGCCTCTATTGGGAACTTCCCAACGAGATGAAGGAATACGAGAAGGATGGACAGATGGTCCGCGCACCATTTGCTATCTCCCGGGAGTTTACGTTTTCCATGGGAGAGAAGGCAAACCTCCGAAGAATTGTCGAGGGGATGATCGGCACCACGCTCTCAGATGACGAGGCATACGGCTTTGACATCGAGCAACTGCTTGGGATGCCCTGCCTTGCAACGGTCGTCCATGAGACAGGCAAATCAAGCGGCAAGAAGTTTGCCATGCTCACCACCGTAGCCCCGGTCATGAGGGGGATGGAAGTGCCACCGCAGTTCAACAAGAGTGAAGTGTTGAACGTGAGTGAGATGACTGAGGAGGAGATAGGGAAACTCCCCCCATGGCTTGCAGATAAGATGCGCGAGTCACATGAGTACAAGCGAAAGAATGGGACCATGATAACTGAAAACACTGGAGAGCCAGTGGAACAGGACTCATACCCGGAACTTACTAAGGACGAGATACCATTCTAAGTATGAAAAGGATTGAAAAAAAGAAGACTGCAAAGATGTCAGAACTTCGAGACTATTTGTCTGGCATGATTGATGAGGTTGGTGATGTTGATGTTTTCACAATCAACAGCACTGATGAAATCAAGACTGGTCAGGACGTATTTTTGGAGGGCTTGTCGAAAAGCGGTGCTCTCATGGTGTCGTCTTCAAACGACGACAAGTTTTTTGTCATCTTCAAAAGTGATGAAATAGCACGGTTCTAAGTTATACACATCGAGGCCTCCACACGGGGGCCTTTTTGTATACAATAGTGTCATGCAAAAGGAACTGTTCGACATAAGCAGATATTCAAAGCCTACCACCAAGGCAACTAGTGAGCGTTCCTTTCAAGTTGAACGGTTTGTTACGAGGCTCAACGAGTCCCGGGCACGTAAAGGGTACAAGCCATACACCGCAGCATTTGTCGCAACCCGGATGTCTTACATCAAGACAGATGAGTTGGACTTCTTCTACAACAAACTTTCAGAAGCCAAGAACTTTTCGGCTCTCTGGCACTACTATTGCCTCCCCAAAAAGTTTTCCACAGGGAAGTAGTTTGCATTTTTCGCACGATGCCATATAATATGGGGGTGCGACGTTCAACAAAAACAGAATATTGTCACAGCAAGCCAAGCCTCGGGAGCGTCGCACACCTTCCATTGGCTTGCGCTGACAGTATTCAGACATGACGCACACCTACCCGGTGTGTTTTTTGTAGTTCATTCCGTTAGTACATAGAGCGTCTAGGAATCGGCTCGTAGAAAAACGAATCCTAAAGTCTTCGGGGCTATCATTAAACCCCACCTGATCGTGTCATTGCTGGAATCTCCAGCCTTTCCCTGAGTGACATGATCAGATGGGAGGGCGTGATAGATACTTTCCACCGGGAGGAAAGAGACCTGCAATGAGGAGATAATCACCACCATGACTACTAACCACATAGAATCCACCATCCATGACCGTATATGGGGGGCCCTCCTGTTGTCCACAGGTAGGTATTTGAGAAGTAGAAAGAGAGTAATACACTAGAAGGTATGGAGAATACAGCGAAGGGAATCATGGACACTTTAGAAAATCTAGCGAAGGTTCGTGGAGTTATTGACTGGCACACGTGGATGGAAGGAGCCGTGAAACTCACTGCACTCTTACAAACCGAGGAGGAGCACTTGGCAGAAATGGAACACCGACTCATCAAAATGAAGGCGGCGTACATTGAAGAAGGGAAGACCGCAGCCGCAGCCAAACTCTTGGTGGAAGCAGATGACCTCTACCTAGCGATCCTCAAACAACGTGCGTTCATCAAACGATGTGACGCAACGGTAGCAATTGCAAAGAAGCACGCAACACTATCAGCAGACCAATTTCGATACGGATGAGAAAAACGCCCCTACAACGAAAAAAACCTCTCAAACGTACAAAGTCCACAGTACGCACTAAAAAACGCTCAGAACGCAAAAATAAGCCTCACGGGGCACGTCTACCGTCAATCAAGACCATGCGCAACAAGTGTGACAAACTTCTCACTCCAATTGTGAAGGCGAAGAACCCGAGATGTCTCCTCTGCCCAAGTGATACACAAGTGGCACACCACCACATGAAGAAATCAACGAGCGCATCATGCCGATACTACCTCCCCAACCTCATACCCCTCTGTCACCGATGCCACATGCGCCTCCACGCAGATGAGATTCTATGGGCAGGTCGAGTCATAGAACTGAAAGGGATAGACTGGCTCCGTGACCTCGAAGAACAGAAGAAGAAGTATGTAAAAACCGATGTGCACTACTACATCGAGCAGTATGAACTATTGTCACTCCATCTATAGCGGGGTATAATAAATGCACAGATGTCAAGTTTGTAACATATGAATATCGGAACAGGAAAAGGTGGCAAGTCATTTCAGGATCGCGAACTTGGTGCGAAGGTGAGGAACCTTGGCCTCAATCAAATCATGGATGTCCTCAATGGTGACTTATACGCAGAAGATGAGGCGTTTCACAAAGCGGTCCTCCTCAAACTCGCAGGTACACTTCTTCCGCGGCTCAATGAGCACACCGGAGAAGACGGCTCACCACTACAAGTGAACATCATCAAGTATGGAGGTGACGTTGCCCCACAACCTACAACAACCGACTCAGTATCAAATTGACTACCTCGCCAGTGAGAAGCGGTTTGCTGTATTGGTGTGGCATAGACGAGCACGTAAGTCCCGCACAGCGCTCTGCAAACAACTGACCCGCATCTTTGAACGCAAAGAACCCGGAGTCTGCTACTACATTCTCCCCACGTACCGCCAAGCCAAGCAGGTGGTGTGGGATGTTTTGATAAATGACCATGTTCCCAGGGAACTGTATGACCGCAAGAACGACTCAGAACTCGCTATTTACTACAAAAATGGAGTCATCCAGCGATTCATAGGTGCTGAGGACCCGGACAAACACCGAGGCACGAACCCATTTGACGTAGTATTCGATGAATATTCCGAACAGTCCGAGGAGATATGGACTGCAATCTTCCAGCCCGTCCTCATGGAAAACCAAGGAACAGCCACCTTTGTGTTCACCCCGAAGGGCAAGAATCACTCCTGGAAGATACTGAAGATGGCCGAGGAGAACCCTCTGTGGTTCACCTCAGTGAAAAGTGTGAAGGATACTAACGTATTCACCGAGGAGGAACTTGAGGAGATACGCAGGAATACGCCGCAATCTCTTTATGGCCAGGAATACATGTGTGAGTTCCTCGATGGTGCGGGGCAATTCTTCCGCCGCGTGCGCTCCAATTTGTACGACAAAGACCAACCACTCACCGAACAAGGGGACTTTCAGATAGGTGTGGACCTCGCAAAGTACCAAGATTGGACAGTGATAACGCCATTCAACCTCAATCACTTCGTAGTCTATCCACAGGAGCGCTTCAACCAAGTGGACTGGAACTTGCAGAAGGCACGTATCGAAGCCGCAGCCCGAAGATTCAACGATGCAACTGTGTGGCCGGACGCTACTGGTGTGGGCGATCCGGTGGTAGAGGACCTCAGAGCACGGGGCATACGCATTGGTGGTGATGACCAAGAAGGCTTCAAGTTTACCGAACTCTCCCGGATGAACCTCCTCAACAACCTCGCGCTCCTCATAGAACAGGACAAGATAAAACTCCCCAACGATGAGGGGCTACTTACTGAGTTGGAGTCTTTCAAATACGAACTCACTGACCAAGGAAAGATAAAGGTCCGGGTGCCTGACGGCATGACCGATGACCGAGTGATGTCACTTGGGCTTGCGGTGTGGGGCATACGAGAACCAATCAGAACCTCATACTACGACGCGAACCGCATCTTTGAGAATAGGAATAACGCCAACAGATTCAAATGATTATCCACCTTGAAAAGTCCATACTCTTTACCGAAACGCCGGACAAGCGCTTCTCCAAGGAGCACGGGCTTCCCGAGGGTACGTGGACTGAACTGTGGAGGCGGCACATCTTCCTAGAGTATACAATCCCTGAACTGTGTGACTACCTCGAACTCAAAACGGGGCACAAGATGTCACGACAATCCATGATGCGATGGAAGTGGAGAACGGAAGTCTACTCAAAGATAGCACCGGTCATGAAACGCGGAGTCCGGGTGGTTCAGTCAGAGTTCTTTGGTGAACATGAAATGCTCCTCGTCAAAGAACTTCTCAAGAACATACAAAATAGTGTGACGCATGACAGTAGAACAATCGTGTAGTAGAGCCGTATTATGTGCCATAAGTGTACCTAGTTTACTGAAACGTGTGGACAACTGATACAATTGTATGATATGAACGACAACATTTTCTCCCAGATAAGGAAGGAGAATCGGGATTTTTATGATAACTACATCCAGATTGTTCCGGGGTATACATTCAATCAGTACGAAACGATAAAGCGCATACACCTGTATCTCAGTTCTAAGTTTGAGAACGGTGGGCAGTACCTAGGCCGTGACCTCATCTTCTACAACATTGTGAGTGCACCATGTGAGGTGGCGATGCGTATGCTCAACGTAGACACCAAGCACATCCGTCTATGGCCAATGAACCCGAAGTCATACTTCTCCACGTTCCTCCTCGAAAAGGAACTCAAGCAGTGGCTCAAGTCATCGAAACTCGGCAAGGTGCTCAACCAGATTGCAGAGGAAGCACCACGATACGGTACGGTAGTCATGGAGAAAACCAAGGACGGCGCAGAACTTATTGACCTCAGGCGACTGGTCCTCGATCCCTCAGTAGACACCATCACGAAGTCACGCTTTGTGACCACGGTGCACTACATGACCCCATCGGAACTCCGTGAGACAGGCTGGGATGATGTGGAGACAGCCATTGAACGCTTCTCCTCAAATGATATGCAGGAGGCATACGAGGATGATGGCGGAAACTTTCACCAGATGGCCTCGACCCCATACATCAAGTTATACAAGCGATACGGTGAAGTACCAGAGCACTGGCTTGGAGGCCGTGGAGACAAGATGGTGAAGGCACTGTTCATTGTTGCCGGGGCAGACAACCAAGAGAAGAACGAACAGGGGCTCCCCGTGGGAGAGGCTGGAGTTGTCCTCTTTAAGTCTAAGTGGCACAAGGACTGGCCGTTCAAGGACTTCCACTACACGAAAATCAAGGGACGCTACCTCGGACTCGGCATTGTCGAAGCGCTCTTTGACGTACAGGTGCGCTTCAATGAACTCAAGAACACCAAGCGCTTCTCGATGGAACTCTCCTCAATGCACCTATTCCAAACAAAGGACAAGGGCATTGTACGAAACGCGCTCACCGACTTACAGAACGGAGACATCATTACCTCGGCATCCGGCATAGAGCCAGTCATGAACGAGGAACGGAACCTTGCCGCATACAAAGACGAAGAAGCGGGGTACGCACAGCACGCAGACAGACTTTCATTCGCATACGAGGCGGTCCGTGGAGAGCCAATGGCTTCCTCAACACCCGCAACCAACGCACTTATCGCACAGCAGGGCGCAACCTCAGTGTATGCCTTCAAACGTGAGAACCTTGCACTGTTCCTCCAAGAGTTCTTCAACGACCTTGTAATGCCACAACTCATGAAAGACCTGAACGAAGAACACATCATGCGGTTTGTAGGTTCAGCACAGGAACTACAGAAACTCGATGAGGCCGCAGCAGAGATACACGCAAACGACTACGTGAAGGGTAAACTCATGAAGGGTGAGGTAGTAACCCCGGAGATGCTCGACCTCGAAAAGACACGCGCACGCAAAGAATACAAGCGCCTCGGTGATACACGGTTTGTCAAGATGAAGAAAGCGTTTTATGATAAGGCTGAGTTTGAGTTCGACTTCATCATTACGAATGAGCAAGCAGAACCATCTACCCTCGTCCAAAACACTCAAGCAGTCCTCATGGCAGTAGCACAGAACCCAATGATACTCCAAGACCCACGCATCAAGATGCTATTCTTCAAGTACGCAGAGATACTCGGAGTGTCCCCAGCAGAGATTGAAATGGCAGACAATGAGGCAGCAGACATGCAGTCACCCATGCAGCAACTCCTCGCACCACAACAGCAGGGCGCCCCAGCACCACAGATACCTGAACAGCAAGCACCAGCAACCGTACCCACAGCATGAACAAAGACATCCAAGAATTGATGCAAGACCCACGGTGGCCCGCGATGGAGGCTCTTATTCAAGAGCACATTGCACCACTTATTGACATGAACACCGTGGACCTGAGCCAACCCGCAGAACACGTGAAAGCAGAACTCATTGGCCGGACACTCGCATACAACAACTTGGCAGACTTCCTCAACACCACCATCATGGTGTCTAACAAAATAGAAAAGAGGAAGAACCCATTTGCCTAACGCGGTTATCGTTCCGCCCAAAAACGACTCTAGCGGCAATTGCCTCCGCATTATAGGCAACTAACCACATCATCATGGATACTGATGAAATGCAGGATGTCCAACCTGAAGAAATGGACGAGACCACTGAGCAGACTGAGGAAACTCAGGATGAACAGGAGAAGGATTGGAAGTCAGAAGCCTTGAAATACAAGGCCATGGCCTACAAATACCGGATCAAAGCACAGGAAGGTGAGAAATCACAACCAAAGAAACCTATTAGCAAGGAAGAACCAGCCCCCGAATCCGATGATGACCGACTGTGGGAGGTGGCAGAGTTGATACAGAAGGGCTACACCCGTGAGGATGCTAAGTTCATCCAGTCAAATGGAGGCAAGGAGGCACTCAAGGACCCAAACTCGTATGTATCAGCAGCACTGAGAACAATACAAGAACAGCGCCGGGCCGAATCGGAAGCCTCAAAAGCAACCGCCGGAACGGGGCAATCGGAAATTGAACGAAAGTACACCGAAGAACAGTTGAAAAACATGTCGGCAGAGGAGTTGGCAAAGATTCTTCCACACGCGGACCCATACTAACCAGTGTGTAACGTCCCGTTATTAGTAAATTACTATGTCAACAACAACATTTGCACAGGGTTCCAACCCGGGACTCACGAATACGATGCAAATCTTCTACGATCGAGTATTCCTCGAGCGAGCAAAGATTGAATTGCGTCACGATTTCGGTGCACAAGTTAAGAACATCCCAATGAACTCGGGCAAGGTCGTGTACTTCACACGCTTCACCCCGCTCGCAGTTCAGACCACAGCCCTCTCTGAGGCAGCAAACCCAACAGCAATCGACATGACTGCTGCAACGGTATCTGCTACTCTCGCAGACTACGGTGGTTATACAACCGTTGGTTCACTCTACTCGATGACTTCAATCGAGGAGGGACTTTCGGAGCACGTATCTATTCACGGTCAGAACGCAGGTGAGACTATCGACACGCTCATCCGCACTGAACTTGCATCTGGTGCAACGACCCTTCTTGTCTCTACCTCATCAGGTGGCGCAGCAGGTTCAACCACTGCAATCAGCACGATTCACACTTCAGACACCCTCACCGGACTCGAAGTGCGCCGTGTAGTACGCACGCTCAAGAAGAACAAGGCACCCCGCTTCGATGGCGGTATGTACCGTGGCATCATTGGCCCCGATACAGCGATGGACCTCATGGGTAATAGCGAGTGGCTCGATGCTCACCGCTACACCAACACTGACGCTCAGATGCGCGGTGTTGTAGGAAAGTTGCATGGTGTTGAGTTCGTTGAAACCAACAACCAGCACTACACGCTCACCGGAGGTTACTCAACGTCTGCTTCTAACGTCGCAAACGTTTACAGTAACTTCTTCTTCGGCCGTGAGGCTTACGGTGTTATCAACCTTGGTTCAATTCGCGCACCAAAGGTGTATGTGAAGAACCCAGGCCCAAGTGACACTTCAAACCCTCTCGACCAGTACAGCACAGTTGGATGGAAGATGCCGTTTGCAGTCAAGACTTTGAACGCAAACTGGCTCATCAATCTAAAAACTGGCGCTACAGATGGGTATTCTGCTGGCTAGTTAGCAGATTGTTTGTGCTCTCCCTTTCTCCTTATCGGGGGAGAGCACAACATAAGGAGAACAATCAAATGAATATCTCACAATTCACGTACAAGGACATCACCATTGATGTCACGTACAGAAAGGGCTACCTCTCCTACTCATTCGAGTACGAGGGACACCCGTATGGCTACAAACTCAAGCCACAAGGAAAGAAGACGATGGATATAGTCAACGCCACTTTCCTGTTACTCATAAGCGCAATAGATACCTATGAAAACTTACACGCTGAGTGAACTCGAAGCAGAACTCAAGGCCATAGACCCACGACTCGAAGTGCGGGTAAACGCAAACAGGCCCGGACTCGCCAACGTCATGCTAGACGGCAAAGATGTTATACCTTGCCCCGCAGAGGAAATCCGGGAAGATGTGGACCCCACATACTACTACGTGTTCCCCAACGGGATGCAGGGACGGCACAAGTCACGCCAAGAGATACTCGACCGGGTGCATTACATCCTCGACTACATCAAGACCGAGGAGGGGAAGGAAATCTTTTTCGCATGAGAGTCCTTCTCACGGGAGTGTCTGGGTTCTTCGGTGCCCACATGCTCGAACACCTACTCGAAGAAACCGACTGGGAGATTGTTGGTATTGCCTCATGGAAGCACCGGGGTAAGCCGGAACGTGTGGAGGAGGTGCTGAATGACGAGACCCGCCATCGCGTCACCATCATCACCCACGACCTCAACGCACCGCTTTCAGACAAGACAAAGGAGCGCATTGGTCACATAGACTACATCATCAACGCCGCCTCAGACTCACACGTGGACCGGAGCATTGACGATCCTGTGTCATTTGTAGAGAACAACATATCGCTCGTTCTCAACATGCTGGAGTATGCACGGGATGTGAAGCCTAAGAAGTTCATACAATTCTCCACGGACGAAGTGTACGGCCCAGCCTCAAGCGATGAACGACACCCGGAGTGGTCAACCATCCTCCCCTCGAACCCCTACTCTGCATCAAAGGCAGCACAGGAGGCTATTGCCTTCTCATACTGGCGCACCTATGGACTCCCACTCATCATTACGAACACCATGAACATGTTTGGTGAGATGCAGGACGCAGAAAAGTACACCGCACAACTCATCAAGAAGGTATATCGCGGAGAGGAAGTGACGGTGCACGGCTCAGAAAACAACATAGGCTCACGGTTCTACCTCCACGCCCGCAACTGTGCTGATGCCATCCTGTTCATCCTCAGAAACATCGAACCCATACAGTTCTCAGACAGTGAACTCTACCCACAGCGATTCAATGTGGTGGGAGATGTGGAACTCAATAACCTCGAACTCGCTGAGATGGTAGCCCAAGTCCTAGAGAAGCCACTTGTCTACCACTTTGAGGACTTCCACAAGACACGCCCCGGCCATGACCGTAGGTATGCACTCGATGGCTCGAAACTGAAAGATGCGGGATGGGAAGCACCCATGGACTTTGAACAATCCCTTATCAAGTACATCAACTGGACACTAAAACACCCGCTTTGGTTATGAAACTATTTACCCCATATATGTCACCGGAGGCAGTAGAGAACGCAACACGTGTGCTCAACTCCGGTCAATTAGCAGAAGGTGAAGAAGTAAAACTATTTGAACATGAGGTACGTGAAACTTTTGGTCTACAAAATGTTGCTATGGTCAATTCAGGCACTTCTGCGCTTGAGTTGGCATATGAGATTCTTGAACTCGACTCGGACGATGAAGTTATTACGCCTGTACTCACATGTACTGCGACGAATCTCCCGCTTGTAAGACGGGGTGTAAATCTTGTCTTTGCGGACATAGACGATGACCTCAATATCTCAATAGAAGATGTCAAAAAGAAAATCACGCCGAGGACTAAAGCAATCGTCTTCGTGCACTTCGGAGGCAATAACCGAGGATTGGTTGACCTTATTGCAATTGGTAGAGAGCGAGGTATTGCTATTATCGAAGACGCGGCTCAGGCACTCGGTTCAGACTACTGGGGGCACGCTGACTTTACGGCTGTCTCACTACAAGCGATTAAACTCATTACCTCAGGAGATGGAGGTTTCCTTGTGTGTAAGTCCACAGAGGACCATGAGAAAGCGAAACGGCTGAGGTGGTTCGGGTATGACCGGGAGAAGAAGCAGCAACTCGGAGACACCGATGTGTGGGAGGCTGGGTTTAAGTACCACATGAACAACATCAATGCCGCGATCGGGAGGGGGAACCTTGCGCACATAGGTGAACTGGTGGAACACCGCAAGAAACTCGCTGAGGTATACAAGTCATACGGCCTGTTCGCACACGCATGGTTGGCCGGAGGGTTCACCGAACACTACGAGGCACTCAAGGAACTCATGCGTGCGAATGACATAGAGATAGGCCAACACCACTATCGGAACGACAAGTACACGGTATTCAAGGGGGCCGAGGCTGACTGCCCGAACATGGACAGGCTCGACAACACATACTTCTTCGTCCCCTACCACCACAAGATATCCACAGATGATGCGCACAAGATAGGCAGACTGTGCTACGCTTTCAATAGAAAAGGAGGCTAGACATGAAACAGCGCACATTCACCAAGGTGATAGACGGGAAGGTTGTCTCATCGCTCCAGTTCTATGCAGTGGAACTACCCTCACGGCACGTGGGCGTTATCGAAGAAGTGGCCACTGACGAGGAGTATCGGAAGCAAGGATTCGCAACCGAACTCATCAGGGAGGCCATCGAATACGCCAAATCCATCGGGTGCACCTGTGTCGAACTCACGGTGCGAGAAGACAAGCCCAACATACAGGCGTTCTACAAGTCTTTTGGCTTTTTTGACCGCCTCAATCGTGCCTTTCGTTTGAAATTATGAACAGCAAAGTCATTGTAACCAGTTTCACTGACGGGAGGGAGTCTCGCACTCCTTCCCGTCGTTTTTATCCTTTTCCCGTCCATATGCAAGACGTACCCACGAAAGAGGGGGTGCTTGAAATGATGAAAGATGTTGTTGCGTTTGAGGATAAATATGATGCTGGTGTGCAAGTAGACACACTTATCATCAACAATGACGCTGGCTTTAAGGAAGGAAATGACTATATAGAAAGTCTACATGGTACGCGGACAAGAAATGGTGTGATAAAAACAATCACACGACCCTTCTTGGGTTGGAGTTTTGGTGGTTACAACTTGGCGGTGCAGTCTTTTTCGGACTATGAGTTTTATCTATTCACCGAGGACGACATACTTGTTGGTGGCGATGGATATTACAAAAAACTGATAGAGAGATGGGTGGCACTAGAGAATCTAAACACCCAGCCCGGATTTCTTGCACTGGTGAATGTTGTAAATCATGCTTACGGACTGCATTGTGGTGGCGGGGTTGGACTAACAACAAACAAGATTCTGACCAAGTTGATAACGCGGCACGGTTCTTTGCCCCACTACAATAGGTTGGACAACTCAAACCACACTTGGGAGCAAAGGAGGGAAAAACATATACTAGATGGTGAGGTGGCGTTTACAAACAAGATTTTTGGTTTGGGTTTCAATTTGTTCAATTATGGACCCAATGTAAGTTGGGACCTAGAAAACAATTTGTGCACGCCATACTTCAACTATAAACATGGAATATAGACTCAACATAGGTTGTGGCAGGGACCACAGAGAGGGATATATCAACGCGGACATCTCACCGGACGTTGGGGCTGATGAGGTGTTCGACATCACGAAAGGCATACCACACGGCCCAAATGTGTTTGAGGAGGTGGTTGTCAACAACGTGCTCTGCCAAATCTGTGACTCAAAAGACTTCATACATGCAATGAATGACCTCCATCGGGTGACAAAACCAATGGCAAGCATATATATTCGCGTTCCAAATGCCTCGCATCCCTGTGCGTTTCAAGACCCCATGGATTGCAGACGCTTCACCGACCAGACATTCACGTACATGCAGGATGGTCACAGGAGATACGAACAGTATGGCAAGCACTATGGCTTCAAACCGTTTGGTGTAGAATTACTAGAAGACAATGGGAGACAACTAACCTTCAAACTATGGCCCATAAAATAGCAGTGGTAGCATCGGGATGGCAAATGGGTGGCACACCATGTTATAATGGAAATATGCAAAAATCCCCTAAACTTATAGATAAAGACGGGTATGTGCTTCTTTATTTACCAGACCATCACGAAAGCAATAGTCGTGGTTATGTTAGAGAACATCGCGTGGTAATGGAACAACACCTAAAACGCAACCTTAAAAAAGGTGAACTGGTAGACCACATTAACGGAAATGTTAAGGACAATAGATTAAGAAATCTGAGACTGTGTACACACAAACAAAATATAAGAAATAGCAAACTTTCTCGTAAAAACAAATCGGGCTACAAGGGTGTTTCGTGGGATAGCACAAGAAACCTGTGGCAAGCAAGCATAAAAGTAAATTACCGTTCAATAGGACTTGGTAGATTTAAGAAAAAGGAGGACGCCGCCCTTGCTTACAATATGGCGGCGACACATTACTTTGGTGAGTTTGCAAGAATAAATCATGTCGAAATATGAAAAAACTGGCTGTCGTTGCAAGTGCATGGCACTTCCCGCGCTCCTTTTACAAGCAAATTGCACACCAGGAACTTCCAAAGGGCTGGAAGATGGACCTGTTCTGTGTATCACATAGGGACCCAAAGTATGCGAAAAAAGAAAAACGAGGGAGGAAGTTCACCGGGGTACGTGCTCCGTTGGACAAACGACTGTACGACAAGATTGCCACTGTCAACGACATCGAGGCGCTTGGTTGGAAGTACAAAGAGTACCCTAACACGATTGGAGATTGGGGAAACTCTAACCAGTGGCTCGAAACCCATGACTATCGGAAGTACGACCTCCTCCTCTTTACCCATGACGATAACCTCATACTGAACACCACGTGGTTCAAGGACATCATAGGGGATGAATCATTCAAGGACTGGGAGATACTCTCCAATTCACTCGGTATGCCACAGGGTTCTATCCGGGGATCGTGTGAGTTCTTTAAACCATCGCTCCTCGACAAGTTGGGTGGGAAGTTTGACCTTTCCGAGACAACGCTTACGCGTGAAGGTGAGACAACGGCTCCCGAGGAGATAGACGCACTCTATGACTGGAACACCACAGTTTATCCCCTGTCAAAGTTCATAGCAGAGAACAACATCAGTGTTGGGTACCTGTCTCCATCGTATCGTGTGTCTGCCTACTGCATTGAGGGTGAACGGGGCTACATCGGGAACACCCACGGCATCAACACCGAGGTCGAAGATGCCGGACTCGATGTGCTCAGGCACATTAAAGCAATATAAGTTATATATGACCCAGAATCTCTGACTCAGGTTGAGGTCTAACCCAGAATCTCTGACTCAGAAATCCTGAGTGAAAAAACGAAGCAATATAACATGATAACCGTACTCACATCCATCACAGGAGGCAAAGACCAACTGGTACACAACCAGAAGAAGGGGACTGCAAAGTGGGTTGCGTATACCGACTTCAAAGGAGATGGTGGAGACTGGGAGATACGCCCCGCATACGACCGCTTCAAGTCTGACAGGCGCAACTCACGGGTGCCCAAACTACTTCCCCACCAGTTTGTAGACACGAAATACTCCCTGTGGATAGACGGGAACCTCAGGCTCCTCAGGACTCCTGAGTATCTTGCTGACCTCTACCTAAAAGACCACGACATCGCAGTATTCAAGCACCCAACCCGTGACTGCATCTATGACGAAGCCATGGAGTGTGCGAAACGAGGACTCGACAACGTGGAAACCATCATCGAACAGGCCCGGAAATATGAGATAGATGGCTATGCAAAGCACCGTGGACAGGCCGAGTGTGGGTTCATTCTCAGGCGACACACCCCAAAGGTGGAGCAGTTTAATAACGCATGGTGGGCTGAATACTGCCGACACTCAGTACGTGACCAGATTTCATTCATGTATGCGCTCGACAGGGTTGGCCTCAGGTGCAACTTCATAGACATCCAGTTCCAAACCATATTCGACAATAATAATTTTAGGTGGGTACGAGGTGATATAGTAGAGATAGTCCCACACCTAACCCCACAACCAGAACCATGAAAATACTCGCAGGGTACGCAGACTGGAATCACTCCAAGGAGCGTAGCAAACAAAACGAATACGGTGGCATAGGCTACTACCGCACGGTGAAGATAGCCGAGCAACTCTCAAACCACGATGTGCGCATTGTCGGGAAGGAAATAACCCACTACGGGAATGACCTCGAATCCCAGTGGGACACCATCTTCAAGGAGTTTGATATGTTCTTCACGAACTACTTTGCTGACGATCGGGCCGGTGCTGCCATCATCTACTATGCACAGAAGCACAAGAAGAAGTTTGTCCTCGACATAGACGATAACTACCTCGATGTGCCGGAATCAAACCTCGTCTACGATACGTTCAGGCCAACCAAGAGCAAGCGGGCGTTCCTCTCCACCATCCTCTCATTCGCAGACGCAATCACCACGTCAACCGAACCACTCAAGGAGCGCATACACGGGCACATCAAAGAACTCCACGGGATAGATAAGCCCATATTCGTCATCCCGAACATGAACGATGTGAACGACTGGGACTTCCCCATCACCCCACCAAGCACCGACAAGTTCATCATCGGGTACTCAGGCTCCAATTCACACCATGACGACCTCAGAATGGTCATGCCTCAGATAGCGCAGGTCATGAAGAAGCACAAGCACGTGCACTTTGAACTCATTGGCGCGATAGACAAGAAGTACGTGAAGAATTATTTTGGGCACGCCGGGTTTGACGATGACTCCCTCATGCGCATACACCTCCTCCCCGCCACTGCTACGTTCAAGCAGTTTCCCGCATACCTCCTCAGTAGAGGGTGGAACGTGGGTATTGCCCCGCTTGTAGACACACCCTTCACCCGAGCCAAGTCCCACATCAAATGGATGGAATATAGCATGGCACACCTCCCCACCGTAGCCTCCCGAGTGTACCCCTACTACATGGAACTGTGTGGCCGAGACACCATCAGGCACCGAGAGACGGGCTACCTATGCAAGCCTCATGAGTGGTTTGACACTCTCGATGAGATAATCAGTGACCCCGCAGAGTCTCGCCACATTGGGGATGCGGCATATGAATACATCAGGGAGTCGTGGCAGTACGACCCAAAGATAGTGCAGAGTGCATTTGCACAGATGTAATTTGTGAAAATGATATAATGAAGTGGTATGGACTTTACCACAATACTTTCTGAGGCACGGCGTTTCACCAAAACAAACTCCACCTCATACACAACCGCAGACATCACCCAAAGCGCAAACCGGGCATTTGACCGTGTTGTTTCTCTTATTCGACAGGCCAACGGACGCTGGCAGTGGGATGACTCAAATCAGACAGACCTTCCCTTTTCAACCGCTTCACTGGTCACAGACCAGCAGGACTACACCCTTGATCCTGACCACTACGCAATCAACCGTGTGGAGGTAAAGGACGAGGCAGGGAACTGGACCAAACTCATACCGTTTGACCAAGCAGACATCTTTGATTCATCCATCACGGACTTCCTCTCAGGTTCAGGCATCCCCCAGTATTACGACAAGGTGGGAAACTCACTCCTCCTCTACCCGAAGCCATCGTACACCCAGGCGGCTTCCATCAAGGTATTCTGTGAGCGAGGACCAAGTTACTTTCTCGTAAGCGACACAACCAAGGAGCCGGGATTCAACCCAATGTTCCATAGACTCATTCCATTGTGGTGTGCATATGACTACGCGGCAATCAACAACATGCAGGTGGCGGACAGATTCAAGGGGGACATTGCTGAACTGGAAACTGCACTTGTGGAGTTCTACGCACGGCGCGACAAGGATGAGCACATCAGACTCAAGGCCCGCGTATTGAACTACCGATGACACCAGAAGAAAAACAACTCCTTCGGGAGATTAAAGAATGGAAAGACCAGAAAACTGCGCAGCAGGTATTTTCTCCTATTGACGTAGCCTCACAGCGCGTCCTTCGCCAAGACCTTCCCATTGTAAAGAGCATCAGTGGCTCCACGTATGGCGTAGAGATAAACGATGAGCAGTATACGTGGGACATGGGTTCAGGTTCCGGCCACACTATTCAAGACGAGGGCACCCCACTCACCACACGGACAAACCTCAACTTTGTCGGAAGTAGCGTTGCTGTCACAGATGACGCCGGAAACAATGCGACAAAGGTGACGATCAGTGCCGGGGGTGGTGCGCAGTGTGCGACATTTGTTGTCGGGCCTTCCGCAAACGCGGACAGCGCAGACTATGACTACGTGACTGATGGAACGGCCGATGATGTGCAGATTCAGGCGGCCATTGATGCGCTCCCCTCAACGGGTGGTATGGTGTTGTTGAGGGAGGGGACATATACAGTAGCATCTCCAGTATCTTCCACGAAGGTTAGAGTGAGACTGGCTGGTTGTGGAGGGGGCACCCTAATTAAGGCCGTATCATCCTGGTCAACCGATGGTTATCTGGTTTCACTTACTGGGGTTGAGTGTTTTGTAGAAAACATCAAGTTTGACGGGAATTATCCAACAGTTACCTACTATAGCCGTTGGCTAAGTGTCACAGGCGCGGGTTCGACAGTCTCTCGTTGCGAGTTTGTCGCTGGGCCAGAAAGTAACGGGCAATTCAACTCCGCACAATATGTCAACGTGCATAGTTGTTACTTTGACATCTCTGCCGCAGCCGGAGTTTCTGCCCTTACAATCTCTGGCACGGTAACTTCTTGCATCTTTTCTGTGTCTGCGGACACTGTGGTGGTGGACGGAAACGCAACCGCCATTGTTAGTGATAACGTTTTTATTATACCGAACAGTTATTCTGCAACCGTTATAATTGACGCCGCCATTGTGGTAAATAATACAATTACAGCAGGAACCTCAATCTCAGGAACCATTATCAGCGGACAGGGCGCTGGTTCTGATACCCGTGCTATTGGTAACATTATTTATCTAACATCTTCTTCTGGGATAGGAATATCAAGTATGCGAACAGTTGCAAATAATTACATTGAAATGAACGCAACCACAGCAACGACGGTTGGCATTGAAGACGCCGCAGTCTGTCAGGGCAATACAATTTTTACGGCGGGTGAGGCAATAAACCAAGTTAATTCCTACGGGTTAGTCACAAATAACTATATATATGATTACTTGGGTGACGGAATTGTTTTAGGCGCATCATATACCGAATGTTCAAATAATACGTTGTTGCTCATCGAGAGTGCAACTGACAATACTTATTCCGGTATAAAGTTTACTGGTGCTAGGAACCATTGTGTTGTAACAAACAACATAATAAATGGCAACGGCGCGACAAAGGATTTGAAATATGGGATAAGCGAAGATACCAGTTGTGACTACAACATCATCGAGCACAATGTGGTCACGGGTGCAGACACAGCACAAATCAGCGTTGTGGGAGCAAACACCATCTCCTCCAATAACATCACCGCGTAAATGGTAAAATAGTCATATGATAAACATTCCACAAAACGGCCAGTGGCAACAAACAAACAACTCAGACTTGTTTGGGAATGTGTTTGCAACCAAGAACATCACCTTTGATTCAGACGGGTATCTCCGGCTTTCAAACTCCGTGCGCTCTATCATGGATGATACAAAGGATGCACAGTTCGACATGCCTCTCGTCATGGTGCGCTCAGACGACTATGGATATTTCGCCCTTACCATTGACCAGCCGTTCCAAATAAGCGCAAGTGCGCCCCTCACATACCTGCCTCAGGAGATTGGTGGTATAGGCTCACCGGACGGTTCGCTCATGTCAGATGCCAAGTATTTTGATAAATTTCTTGCAGCAACCGAAAGCAATGGACTGAATTACTACAACGACTCAACTGATACCTGGACCGCAACAGATGTGGTGCTGACCGCAACCGCCCAAAGTCAACACCCAATTGCTGTCATGCCCAACCAATCAGCACTCGCGGTGGCAAATGTGTACGAAGTAAAACTCTATGACTCTCCACTTACCGCAACCCCGACACTCCTTCGTACCCTCACGATCCTCCAAGACTTCTACATCACCTCGATGTGCTACTTCAACCAGAACCTCTACATCGGCACCATGCACCGCTACGGTGGGAGGGCGCTCCTCTATGTGTGGAACGGAAACGGCACCGCAGCACAGGCGGCATACGAGATAGACTCAAACATGATATTCGATGTGTGTGTGCACAAGGACAGCGTATGGGTGCTCTCAGGCTCGGGCGCAGTGCTCCGATATAACGGAGGCGGGTTCAATCAGATGGCGGCGTTTCCCATTTACTTCACCGACAGGTTCCTCTCAGACGAGACAAACATCCCGATGTTCAAGAACGTCATGAAATCCAATGGCGACCTACTCTACTTCAACTTCACAGACTCGGAAAACTACACGGTCATACTCAACCAGCCAGCCGGAGTGTGGTGCTTTGACGAGCGCGTGGGACTCTACCATCGATACTCTCCCAGCATTTCAATAGGAACGATTGACACCGTGCTCACCACAGCAGTAGACACCAGCACCGACACAATCACGGTGGCGGCGGCACCAACAACAGGAACCGAAGTCCTCTATAACCGGAACGGCTCAACCGCAATAGCGGGACTAGTGAGTGGGAACCGTTACTATGCAATTAAGACTGGGAGCACAACGATGAAACTTGCCAGTACACGCGCACTTGCGGATGCGGGGACTGCCATTGACCTTACTGGAACAGGCAACAACACACAGCAAATACTCTGCTTCCCTGACGCGGACTATGGACAGTTCATGGTAGACCGCAACGGCGCACTGTGTATTCTTGAGAAGAACATGACGGACGTATCGTTTGGCACCGATGTGCTGTTCGGCACAGATGGGTATGGGAGGACCAACGCAGCACTCGCAACCATAAGCGCAACCACGCCAGCACTCTCAACCCGAGGGTACTTTGTCACACCCAAGATATTCTCAAAGAATGTGACAGACGTATATGACCTTGTGACCCTCAGGTGGTCCCCATTTAAGGGAGACAATGACAAAATCATCATAAAGTACCGCACGACAGACGATGGCCGGGATGAACTCAAGATGAGCAATTCAGCAACGGCTCAGTGGTACGCAACATGGACATCCTCGACTACGTTTACCACAACGGAAGTTCAGATGGCAGATGCAGAGGTGGGGAACGAGGTAGAGTTTCTCCGTGGTGCTGCGGCAGGGCTTATCGCGCACATTACCAACATCAGTGAGACGGGAGGCACGTACACCGTAACAATAGACGAAACCTTTGAAAATTACACATCGGGAGACAAATCAAACTTCGTATTCCGCAACTGGATAAAGTGGGACACCATCAGTGCTACGGACGCGGACGCTTCGCTTGGGTACTTCTCAAAGCAACTCGGGGCCACTGGAAAGTTCATCCAACTCAAACTAGAACTCCGTGGGGTACAGGTGCGTATTGAAGACTTAGCGATTGACGACAAGTACCAACTGCCCTCTAGAAAATGATAAAATATACATATGGCATTTAATTTGCAAGAAATAATGAACGCTGCCACCGGAGGAACTTCCGGCGGAATGAGTGTCGCCCCGACATCACCATATCTGTCTCCAGTGCAGAACCTCGCTACCGTGACAACTCCTACATACCGAGCACCGACACAACAGCCGGTGGCCACTACCGTACCAGCAGATAGACTCACCCAGAATACGACGACAGTGCCCCAAACAACCAAAACAGATACGGCAAATACACAGTTGGGTGCTGCGGTTGCAAAGTCGGCCGCAATTGAGCCAGTAGAAACCCCCCCACAACCAACTGAGCCGTCACCACGCGAAACAACCCTGGCGCGCCTTGGAGAAATGGTTGGCCTATATAAAGATAAGGGTGCTTTTACGGATGAAACAATGCGCGGAGAGGGCGTATATGATGCTAAAAAAGTAATAAATAATATAAACAAGGAATACGCAGCGACCGAAAGACACTACGAGAATCTAAAGCGTGAACTTGAAAAGAACGCGAAAGGAATGATGACCTCGGGGATGCAGGGAAGACTTGATGACCTCAATAGACAAAAGAATCAAGAACTCGCAGACATAGCAATCAAAAAGAGTGCGGCACTTGGCGATTATCAGACAGCGTTTGAAATCGCTCAATCAAAAATTGATGCCAAATATGAACCGCTTGATGATGAACTCAAAATACTCCAAGCAACACTTGGCATTTACCAAGACGACATGACCGAATCAGAAAAACTTACCGCACAGGAGGCAATAAGCAATCGTCAAGCAGAACGTGATTACCAATATAGTGTAGACCTTGCAGAGGAAAGGGCGAAGATTGAGGCAAGGTACGACACAAAAGACACTGAGAAATCAGACCTCGTAACTCTCACACCAGAAGACAATCGCACGCTTCTTGGGGCTGGATTTACATCACAGGATATAGCAGAACTTCCAAAAGCGGTTCAAGACTTTGGCATAGACGCAGTTCTCAAAGAATACACTGGCGTAAAAGCAGAAGCGCTCAAGAAAATCTATAACGTACAGCCTAACATAACACTCACCGCAGACTATTTTGAGTCTCTCTTTACCGAAGACCAACTCAAGAAAGCGGCTGATGAGGCTGGGTATAGAAGCGTGTGGACCACGTGGGCGTATGAAAAGAAACAATACCTCAACGACCTCATGAAAACCGTGGAGGCAAGGCGTAAGCAGGGACTCACGGACGCACAGATACTTAAAGAAATGCAATAACATGGGACTGTATGACACCCTCAAGAAGAAAATAACTGGGGGCACTGGGTTGAGTCTCTACGACAGGGTTGCTCAGGCAGTTCAACAGGAGCAAGACACAACACCAATTGCACCAATCTCATTCCCCGGAGGGAGTGCTGCTTCTACACCACTGTTTGCACCAGAAAACAGTAGCCTATCACAGGGGGTTGTCTTGGGGACACAGGCAACGGGCAGGTTTGCGCGTGACGTTGGCCAGTCCCTCGCACGTGAGGGGACATCAGCACTGGCAGCACTTGGAACCGGGAGCGCATCTACCCCCGTTGATCCTACTGCAATTCTTGGAAACAAAGTGGGCGGGGCCGTGTTCGGTCAGACAACACCATTCTCATTCCGTAGCGAGGGAGAAAAACTCTTGCAAGACTTTGGCGCGTCAGAAGAAACAGCAAAGAAGGCGGGTGTCCCTGTGTTCGCAGCGCTCACCGCAATTGATTTTCTTAGTCTTCCAGGTAAGAAGAACATTCTCATAAAGGCATCACGCGCAACCCGAACCGCAGAAGAGGCCGCACAACTACTCAGAAAAGAAAAGGTTGCAGACGACATTATCTTTGGACTCAAACTTGATAGCAGGCTCGCGGCAGCAAACACCGACAAGGAGATACTTGCGGTGTGGGATGAGGTGGCAAATATCAACGAAGCCAAGAAGTACAAGACTCCTGAGGAGTTTGTAAGGGCTGGAGGAAAGACCTATTACCACGGAACCACACCTTCCAGTGTGAAGCAGATTGAGGCGAAGGGGCTGCGGGGTGGCTCGTCCGGGAATGTGTGGGTAACAAAGACGGATAGTGGTGCATATTCGTTCCAAGGAACAACCCTTAAATTAAGGGGCAACGTGAAAACCATTCCACTATCCGAAGCGACAAAGATAAACCAAAAGATTGGTGAATATACACTCCTCTCCTCAGAAGCAATCCCCCCATCTACTCTTAGGAAACTGAAAGAGATGGGTTATGATGGAATAGATTGGGGAGATGAGGTGCAGATATTTAATTTCGGAAAACTAAAAACCGAGTCCCAACTAACCGACATATGGAAGAAGGCTAACGTAGTACCAAAGGCAATCCCCGAAGCGAAGATACCAACAGGTGCGCAACTCGATGCGCTCTCACGTAAGGTACGAGAACTCTCAGACCAAACCCCCGCACAGATAGTGGACAAGATAGACGAACTATCAACCAACGTGGCAATCCTCGAAGAGACCGTGGAGGCGCTCCCCGGGAAAGAACTTGCTAAGTATGTCTCAAAGACGACCGGAGAACTACCGGAGATTACTGGGAAGGAAACAATGCAGTCACTCACTGGCTCAGGAAAGGTGGTGAAGAATAGCGAGTTTGGTCAAAAGGGAGATGACATCCTCAAAACTATTTACGGGGAACGAGAAGTGCCCGATATGGCTCAGGTACAACGTGATGTGCAAGCATACAAAGATGCTCGACAGAAAATCACAGACATCAAACAGGCGCTCACAGAGCAACGAACAAACATAGCAACGCTACGAAAGGCAGAACGCGCAACACGCATTGGCATGCAGAGCCGAAGGAGTCAGTACCGTGCAGTGGCGTATCGCTACAACCTCACCGATTCAGAGATGCGCAAACTGAGCGCAAGGGCTTCACCGTCCGGCAAGAAGATGTTTCGGGACATATCTGCCATGGAGACTGATGAGTTCAATGAGTTCATCAAACGCGCGAATGAGTACGGCGAACAGGCAGAGAAGCAGAGCCTTGCGATGCAGCAACTCAAGGTAACCATCCATGAGGGTGAACTAAAGAAGTGGGAGAACCTACAGCAAGCCATGAATCTACCCCCGGTCCACCAGATGAACACTGAGCAGTTGGTCAACTTTGAAAAGATACTTGCGCAGTACAAGAAGGGTGACGAGTTCCTCCCCACACGTATGCTCGAAACTATTGACCGCACTAGACTAGCGGGGGCGAAGACGATCCGAGAGGTCCTCGAAGTGCTTGGAAAAAAGCAAGGACTCACCGCAGAAGATGTGGCAAAGATAAAGCCAACGGAGTTCCACCGATACATGGGCGATGTGTCGCTCGCGCGTCAAAACCCATTCTATGAGCGACTCGTCACTATCAAGAATGAATCGTTTGCGAAGGCAAACCTACGCACGTATACCATTACGGATGAGGTAGACAAACTGGTACAGACAGCGCGTGCGTCACGGAAGCGTGGACTTATTGAGCGCATCATTCCCACAGACGACAACATCGTACACTGGCTGGAGGGTGATTCATTGGTGCGCGACAAACTGGCAAAGTCAATGACCACAGAGGAACTTGCCGCAGCAAAGAAGATGGATGATGTATTCAAAGGCTATTATGACTACCTCGTAGCCAAGCAAGCAGACAAGAAGTTTTCCCGCTTTGAGAACGCATACTTCCCACACGTGCGCAGGGATTTCCTAGAGACATGGAAAGACGATGGCATTGTGAAGGCGTTTCGTGAGATGCGCGACACCTTTGCACAGGACCAGAAGTATATGAACATACTGAACGAACAGACGGGGGACATCCTTCCGTATGAGAAGTGGGTTGGGTTTACCCAGTACCGCACCGACCAACTAATCCCCACAAAGAACGCAGCCCGGGCATTTGAGTCATACGTGACTGCACTCGAAAAGAGCAAGCACCTCGATGAGATGGTGCCGGAGGTCATGGCATACGTGCACGCGCTCTCTCCACGGAAACTCAGTGATCGGGGTATTGAACTCGACAACTCACTCAAGCGCTTTGTAAAGGAGTGGATGAACGCAAACAAGGGCCGACACCCAAAGGGTTTCTTTGAACCGGGAGGCAAACTGGACTTCACACTCAGAGCCTCAACCGCACTCACCCGCACACTCGACCTTGGGTTCAACTTCACCACGCAACTTGTCTCACCAATTGGTGAACAGGCAATGACGCTCACGATGCTGAAGCCAAAGGCATACACTCAAGCAATCGCACGGCGCACAACCAAAGAAGGCAAGACGCTTCTCAAAAACTATGAGTCATTTGTTGGGCGATCGCTGTTCAAGGACATAAGCCGTGCCTCAAACAACATTGGGGATAAGTTCACCGGGGCGATGTTCGGCATGTTCCATGAGGCAACCCGTACCGCAAACCAACTGTTCCTTCTCGGAAAGGCGACACCACAGGAACTCAAGACGGGAGTTATTTCGGCTGAACGATTGGCGGAACTCCAACTAGAGATGGGTAAGTACCGTGCGGTGAGGGGACTCGAATCAATCGTTGGCCGGACATCAGAGGCACAGGCGGCTCTCCAGTACAAGTCATGGGCCGTGCCTATTCTTCGCGCAACCGTTACCAATGCCAACGACCTTGCCAAACTCATACGCAAAAAGGGCATTAGAGATGCACTGGCATCAGACGCAGGGAAAGAACTGTTCTACTCAGTAGGGCTTGGCTCCAGTATCGGCATCCTGTTCTACTCACAGTACAAGGACCTCAAGAACAAGAAGAACCGCACATTCATGGAGGACCTTGCATATAAAGGACTCCGCGATTCGATGTCGCTCCTTGGTGCACTTGACCCAACAATGTGGTCATCAGTGCGCCTCATGACATTCTATGAGGACCTATCCAAGGCAATTCTCGATACCGTTATGCTGAACGAATACGCAACAACTGGGAAACTCAAGGCTCCGACAGAGTGGAAGAACCTACTTACCCCGCGCATAGTAAAACAATTTACCAACGAGAAGAAGACATCTGATGATGCTGGTTTACCGCAACTCCCGAAACTCCCCAAGTTACCCAAACTCCCACAACTACCGAAGATATAACATGGTAAAATAATTGTATGGACATATCCCCAGAGACACAACGAAAGATACGCAAGATACTCGAAAACGAGGGGGATGTTACGCTTGCCCAACTCGAAGCGGTGCTTGAACTGGGTGACAAACTAGAGTCTGTGATAGCGGCGATCCAAGGTATCCCACAGACAGAGATACCAGAGAATGAATATCCGTCCTCAATTGAAGTAGCAAACCTCCCCGAAGTGCAGAAGGTAGAGATAACCAACCCACCGGAGAAACCGGATGATTCAGAGGTACGGAACCTGCTCAGGGAACTGGTTGCGGAAGTAAAAAAAAAAGAACAATACGAATACAGTATTGAAATTGACCCTCCTCTAAAGGAGCAACTACGGGGTGAGCGGGGTGTACCAGGTGCGCCGGGTGTTCCCGGTAAGGACGGAAGCCCCGACACGCCGGACCAAGTGGTAGAGAAAGTTATTGAGTCTAAAAAACTCATCCCCAAAAAGAAAGTAGAGGGGCTTGAGGACCTGGAACTCATCACCAAGAACAATGCCTTTCGAGACGGTGTTTCGATGACCACAGTGAAGGGGATTGAAACCAACCTACAGAATCAAATAAATAGACGAGTTGTTGGCATACACACATCAGGACTAACCCCGACACTCTATGTGCAACCAGACGCACCATCGGCACCAAAGGAGGGTGATGTGTGGATTGACACCGATGCTGCGCTCCCGGACCTCTATACGCCCACACTTATTCTCGACAAGACGGCTGGAGAGGGTATCAAGGTTGACCTCAATGCACCAACATTCCCGTGGCATGACATCATTGGCCCAGTAACCCCCAAGGCCACAGGTGTGGGCTCACCTGCACGAACGCAGTATGCGGGTGGGAATGTGTACGATTGGAAGTTTATCCTTAACGATGTTTGCGATTTCAACTTTCATATCCCACACGATTACGTCCCCGGCTCTGCCCTCTACATCCATGTCCATTGGTCACACAACGGAACTGCAATCAGTGGTAATGCTCAGTTTACTTTCTACCACCAGTATGCGAAGGGGCACGACCAAGCAAACTTTTCATCAGAGAAGAATGTGGTTGTTACCTACAATACCACCAACATAGCCGCGACCCCACAGTATCGTCACCGCATAGATGAGGCACAGTTATCCACATCTGGCGGTAGCGCCTCACTCCTTGACTCTGATACTATAGAACCAGACGGCCTCATTATGGGGGCCCTGAAACTGACTTCCTTACCGACAATCACAGGTGGTTCCCTGTTCGTTCATACCGTTGACGTTCACTATCAGTCAACAAACGTAGGAACGAAACAGAAGTCTCCAAACTTCTATTCATGAAAT